GAGATGTGTAACAAAACCGTTCTTAAGTCCGGAAGCAAAGCGCTGCTGTTGTCGAATAATAAATCGTGCAAATTTTAGCTCTTCGCGAAGAATGTCTGTTCCATCTTTAAATACATCCTCAACATTGAGACGTGTTACTGGTACTTTAAGCGACTTGTAGAGCTTTTGTACAAAATACATTAGATCGGTAAGTTCACCAAGATTAGCACCGCCAGGCAACTGGGTAACTGTTGTACCCTCACTACCAGCGCGTTTTGCAAACCAAAAGCTATCGAGCATTGATTGTGGATTAAATTTCTGTACTGATGCACCTTGATCAGCATCATAAGTTCTTTTTGACCAGTAATTTGTCATTAATTTGCGTAGATATGCTTCTGCCTTAGGTGGGGGCATATTACCTACATCTACGTTAAAAACCAAACGCTCTGGTGCACGGACTAAACGATAAATTACGATCGCATCTTCAATAAGTGATAGCTGTCTGTAAGCTCTTCTAGCATTTTCTATGAACGGAAGTCTAACTGTCTTTGACTCATTCCATATGCCTGAATTAATGTATGTAACTTGATTAACATCCATCGGTACGAGCTCGACTTTTGATACTTTGCCAGGGTTCTTAGCATCGTAAATATTTTTACGCAACAAATAACCTCTTACAATCTGGTTTTGTACATTTTCAAAGATTGGGTCAATAAGGTCGGGTGGAATAGCAACAACACCAAGAATACCTTCTTGAGGATATTTCTTATGAACAATATGTTCAAAGTATAACTCAGAATCAACTAAGAGCTGTCTCAAGTACTCCCAACCTTTATTTTCAAGGTCAAAGTAACTAATATACTTTTGAAATTCTTTTTTAAGCTTTTCTTTCTGCTCTTCAGAAAGCGCATCTGTTTTTAGTCTTAGTTTAACAATTTCACCGTTATCATCCTTGTTAATAAATTCATCGCATATTTCATCTAATGCATCTGCAACTTCAGAGAAAGCCGCCATTACTCTATAATCCATTAACCTGCGACCTTTATCAGGCTGCAAGTTTGCATACATGTAGTTATGATAATCTTTATTCTGAATTACATTGGCATATAAATCATCTGTGAAAGCTAGCGATGAAGAAATCGATTGTCTGGACAATGCTTCTTCGCGTTTTGTACCTTTATCAAAGAATTCCTCGTACTTTGGATTAAGCGAGTTAATCTTATCTTCAATATTAAGAGACTGATAGGGTAATTTCGAAGAAACAAACTTCATTAAGTCTCTGCCGAATGTACTTTCTCTATTTGAATCCTGGTTTGCCATATTGTTTTATTATATTTATGTGCTCTATTCTAAACTTAAACTATAAATATTAACTTTATTGATTGAGCGATGTAGTATAGTCAACATTGGTAAATTGTGGAATTCCAGAAATTGATACAGTTTCTGTATCGCTTACAAGGTTTGTGCTAGTTGGATATGTATATGTATTACCAGTAAGCGCGTCATAATCAGTAATAATTGATGATGAATTAAAGTTATTATTAATAAAATATATGTTTCCAACGGGCTGTTGCATATATGGGAATAACCAGCCTTTTACTATAAAAGATGTATCGCCAATAAGACGATATTTTTCGTTCGCCTGAATATCAATTGGATAAGAAAGATTGATTCCACCATCCCATAAAACTTCGCTTCGTATTTCTTGTGGAAGATCAAACCCGCTTGGTACAACTGTACTTGGAATCTGCCAAGAAAGAATAATATAAGGATTATTGTATGGAACAAAATTTGAAATAATTTGATCCATATCTGATTGAAATTTTGTTATAATAGACATGGAGACGCCTATATTAACTGGTACTGGTGTTCTGTAATATTGTGATGTAGAGCTTATTGAATTATCTGTAGGTCCTCTTGTTAGATAAAACCCGCTATTTTTATTAAAAACGCGATCTTCATCGCGAGCTACATTTGTTATACTGACAGCAACTACAGGTACTGTGAGATTTTGTGCTTTGTTAACTAGATCATATAAAACCCGCTCTTTGGGAGCATAAACATATCTTACTTGTACTTTATTTTGCGGTACACGGTTTTTATCATACCTTTTTATAATAATATCATCAAACGCAGCTACAAACTGTGTTATAAGGTCTTTAATCTCAAAATGAAAGGTCTCGAGTTTCACTATAATATTTATTAGCAAATGCGCTCTATAAAAGATTTGGGTAACTTATCTTTTGTACGTTTAAGCGAATTAACTATATTACCATCAAGTATATAAGTAGTTGAAAAGTCATTTTTACTACGAGTCGCTCGGCCACATGCTTGTACTAATGAATTTAACATCTTATTTTCATACCAATCTTTATCTGTTTCAAATAATTTTTTAATACGCTTTGATGATAAAGGAGGGAATGGAAGTTTAATAATAATCTGAAATCTTGCTAGATCGTCTTTTAAATCGACACCAAAAGACAGAGAGGGGGAAACTAGAATCGTTGGAAAGTCAGCTTCATAATGCTGTTTAAGAATCTCCTCATTATTTGCTAGATCGTCCCTAAACAAGAATCGTTTATTATTAGATAGTTTCGTTTTAAGAAAATTTGTTATATCTCGCGAATGTGTATGAATAATACCTTTATCGTTCTTATGATACTCAATAATTGTTTTTATTTGTTCGCAAATATCGGGCAGAACATTTGTTAGGTTTTTATAATTTAACTTATGCTTTGATGACACGTATATAGGCGATTTAGCAGGGTCAAAATCGCTCTCAACCTCTACATATTCATAATCTTTAATGCCTAGTGTTTTTGCGAAATTCTTATGATCAATAATTGTAGCTGACATTAACAATACATTTTCAGCATAATCAAAAATAAATTTTGTAAGTCTATCAGCTTTTAGCGGAGTAAAAGTTACCCTTTTGCTGTCTTTATCAATAATAAATTCGCAATCCTTCCAAAGGCCGTCAACGGTTGTCAATGAATTGTGTAAGTTTTTTAGATACTGTAATTTTATCTTTTCAGGCTGCGAAAGAGTTCGTTGTTTTTTATTTACCCGGTTAATTAAAGTATTAATTTGTTCACTAACGTTAAAAACTAAATCATAAATCCACGCTCTTGTTTTATCTTTATTATCGGTAATAAGCGAGCTAAAGCTAATACCATACTGCTTCAAGCGGTCATAGGTAACTTCAGCTGAAAACCGTTTAACCAGCTCGTCTTCTAATTCTGAAGCTTCGTCACAAATAATAAAATTTTTGCGCTTTACATGATTTGGTAATGCAAGAAACATCTTATAATTTAAAACAGAAAAATTTGAAAGGAGTGATGTGTTACGCGCATTATAATAAGGACATCGGTTTTTTTCCCAACACTCATCACGTATTTTTGAAACTAATACACACGGTGCGGTTTCAACATCAAAATTTTGATCAACATCACAAATATAATTCGATTTACCTTTAAGGATGTCTGTATCTGGAAAGAGCTTTAAATATTGATCTTGCAGTGATTTGGTAATTGTCAGAGCAAATGTCCCAAATGGTGGCTGTGACAAACAATCAACTTCATTAATATAATTACCGGCAAAGTCTTGTTTATAAGCTGCATAGCTCTCAATACTGTTAACAAATGTTGTATTTGGCTTTGAACCTAACCCGGATAATGTCTTAGCAAGAAAACTTTTGCCTGTCCCAGTTGGAGCGCAACAAATTACAAATTTTTTTCCGTTATTGAACGCGCGCTCAACGCCACGAATAAGTTTGACTTGCTGATTACTCGGTTCATACTCTCTTGGAAAATGCGAAAGATATCTGCTAAACACGTGTTAATTATATACTATAAAAACAAAAATTAAACTGCAGTTATCGATAATCTTTTATTAAAGAGCTTTGACGTCTTCTCTATCCCGAGAGTTCGAATAATATCTGCCACTTGTTTATTTTTTTCGCAAAAGGTATTAACTGTATAGTCAAAAATAACTTTATTATTAAGCACATTCAATGCAAATGGGTACGGAATTTCATAAATAATTTTTTTGTTGTTCTTTTCTTCACATATAAGCGTAAAGACGCAAAAGAAATCTTTTACACAAAATAAAATAAGCTTACCTTTTTTTACAATTTTATTTTCTAGTGCAAAAATTATATTACTTTGCAGAAGCTTATTGACACCCACCTCTATTTGTTCAATTGATGTCATGAGTTCATAAACCTCATTTTTTGCTGCGCATCGAGTAAAGAAAGACGCTCGTTAAAAAATTTCCAAAACTGCTTATTTGCAGGAATTACATTAATTAAATCACAAGCAGACATGTTAATACATCTATAGTCCTGCATAAAAATATCCCAAGTAATTAAAAGATTTTTTACGTTAGGATCAAATTTCGGATAATTAATCGCCCGACGATAATTTAATGCAATTCTGCCTTCTGGGCTCATTAGCAATGCAAGCGAATTAGTACACAGCATTCTTCTTGCTGGTGGAACTCCTGCCCGAGGACGTCGGCGCAGAAATTTAATTTCCGCCACGTTGCTTAGAAGAAGATTTTTTAATGTGGGAAGCGACACTTTCATCGTCTTTTCTTAAAGAACAAATACCAAAAATACGCTGCTCGTTTAAGAACAGCCCTTTCTTTAGAGTACCAAAACCATCAATATCTAAGTTAGCAACAGGCACACCTAAATTGTTTGGAAAACAAACATAGTCGCCTTTCTTAACATATTTGGCATTGGGCCCACACAAAACCACTTCACCAATTCTCCACGCTTTTGTATCTGCGTTAATTGGTATAACAATACCATTGCGTACAATAGATGTACCATCTGAGGTTTCATCCATATATTGTACTAAGAGAATATCATCTAAAAGAGCTTTAAGGTTATAACCATAAAACACTGAATTGAATGTATTTTTAGGTAATTCTGATAAATCTAACAAGCTTTTTTGTGTTGGCAAAACATCTATATCTATAGGCATAAAGTAATTTAATTAATCTGGCTATTTAATCAATCTTTTTTATTTAGTTCAAAGATATAATTACGAATCTCTCTTTTAGACAGCTCTATATTTTTTGATATTTGTGTTACGATCTCTTCATCTTGAGCGTTTTTTTGCTCTTTATTTTTCTTAAAATATGTTATTTTTTTAGCCGGTACTTTAGGAAAGGTTGCACAAAATAATGAAAAGAGATCTTTCTTAGATTCAAATATACCTATATATTTGTTTAAAGTGTTCGAAAGTTTAGCCATAGACGGAGAATACATACTAAGCCAGCGATTAACCAAAAAAGGCTGAAACTCTGATTCTTCATCTACAGTATTAAGACAGTTTTTATTTTTTGTATAAGCAATATTTGAAATAAAATCAAATATTGTCATTAACAAATAACTTTTGACGTCGCGATAAAAATATCATCATTCATTTTATAGAACAACTCTACGATATCTTTCATGAAAGCAATTGCTTGCTCATTTGAAAGATTGGTTGAATAAGCAAACGCAGGCGCTTTTTTACCAGCCGTAATATTAATACCTGTATGACCAAGAGCAACATTATTTGAGGAATATGTAATGCTCACGCTACACTTACCTTTAGGTTGCGCAATACCAGCTTGCATATGCTCTTTATGTACAATCAAATCGTCTCCATCGACTTCAATGGGCGTTTCAAGATATCTCGTACTAAGAATTTGTGCAATTTGAGTATTAAAAAGACGCTGCCAAGCGACAGCGCCAAAGGGATCAAGGTTAGGAATCTCCCAAAGAAAATTAATTGCATCATCGCTGTAAATGTAGTCGTTGTTAAGGACATCTTCACTATCAATCATCCCTTCAGCCTCTACTTTCATTGGCGCGCGAAATGCAATTATATTACCAATGGGGAGTGTCCTTTCACGGAAATATTTGTAAGCGAATCTAGAATGAAGAAGTTTACCGTCGTAGCATTTAACATCGTTTAAAATCATATTAATATAATAACGTCAATTCTTTAAAGTTCAAGAAGGTTTTTTAACTAAATTTTTAAGTTTTTGCAAAGCGACATCGCTCTTGCCAAGCGAAGGCGGCATGCCGACAATATTAAATGATTCAAAAAAATTAACATTTACAAAACATCTTTGAATATTATTCTTAAGACATAATTCATTTACTGCACCCTCTAGCCTATATGCATCAAGATGTTCGGCAAACGTTTCGTGAAACATATTATTAAGAAAATAATCAATGTCACAAATAAATGCTGAAAAGTCCATTACATAATTATTCGCAGGCTCAATATCTTTTGCGCGCGTTTTAGTTAAATTTATATTATTAGATATTTTTATATTGTCTGCTTGTCTAACTCCAGGATGATTTGAATATGCATCGCTCTGTACACCCTCATTTAATCTATGTAATAGGTTTATATGTTTAATATCATTGTGTGCTCTGTAAAAATTAATAACATCCCTAAAATCATTAAAATTATTATATGTAAAAAATTCATCGTCCTGTATCCAGATGAAATCTGTCATACCACGCTCTTTTAAAAAGTTAAGATGTTTATATATAGTACTGCCAAGACTCATATCTTGATAAACAAAAAACTCACAAGATGGTAAGACAGTTTTAATTTTATTAGCTAATTGTTTGCTATGTTCAACATCTATATTATGAAAATTAAACGTCTGTAAATCGAGCAATTTGTAGCTCTCAATCTTTCCTTCATTATGGCAAAGTGCATCAATTAAAAAATCTCTATTCTTACCATCACTGCCTGGAGACCAACGTAGCGTACCCTTATATGTTTGAGTAAAATTAGCTATTCTTTTCATTGTGCATTTTAAAGGGAAAATCGGTGCATATACCATAACATTTTTCTTTTGGAAAAACGTTTGTTACCAGAATAGATTTATCGGTAATCTCCTTACCCGGGTATGTCCATATAACGCCTCTCGATGTTAGTGTAAAATCGTCTTCCTGATGCCAGAAGCAATGTATATTATCATTAAGCATGTGATGAAGTGCTTCAAGGTTTTTCGCATGACACCAGAGCTGTTCTCTCAATAAAAATTCTTTTGCTATTGGTATCTTGGGCGCATCGTGACCAAGATAGTACACGTTATCCTTGAGCCATACATCTACTTCGACATCAAACCCCATATCAATACATTCCTCTACTATTTCAGGCACATTCTCTCTTTTTGGATCGAGACCAAAAATATTACCGCGGTGTGATATAATCTTCATGGATGATTTTCAAGAAAATAACTTAAATCTTCCGGCGTACCGATACCCCACATCTTATCATTAGCAATTTTAAATACTTTTATTTTTTTACCGTCTTGAATTGCTTCGTTAAAAACCGGGCAAACATAAAATTCATTATTAACACGAATGTTCTTCTTTATCATCTGTTCTGCATATTTTACGTAGTCTGATCCTTTGCGCCAAAAGTATATACCTACAGTAGCAAGATTGCTTATAGGCCGCTTCTCCGCAACTTCGCATACATACCCCTCATTATTAAGTTTTGCAAAGCTCCATTTAGGATGAGTTGATTCAAATACCAGGATACCACCATCGACGTGATCAGCCATCATTGACCACATAAATTCACTACTATCCCAGTCAATATATTGATCTGAATTTGCCATAATTAATGGCGTATCGTTATTAATATATTCTTTTGCTAGCAATGTAGTGCATGCAGCACCTTCAGTTAAGCTATCAGAAATTGTTAATTTGCATCCAGGTGAAATTAAATTTAAGGTATCTTTTAAATTATATTTTTCGCTATGAGCGCGCTGCGCTATAAAAATATGCTGTCCCTCAATATTTATATTATTAACGACAACCTGAATCATAGGCTTACCTCTTACTTCAATAAGAGGCTTTGGAAACGTATATCCAGCTTTTTCAAATCGCGTTCCAGCGCCCGCCATAGGAATTAAAACATTAATATTACCCCCTACCCATTTATGAGTTTGTGCTGTATTGTTTGCCATATCAATAGCTGTACGTATTTTTTCATACGTAACATCATTAGTACATAATACAGGGCAGAGGTAAGCTCCAGAATTTTGTGCTGCTTTTTTACCTATATTAGAGTCTTCTATAATAAGACACTCTTTTGGATCAACTTCTGCCTGAATCATACTACGCAAAAAAATCTCTGTATTCGGTTTTGCTCTTTTGACATCTTCATTAGATAGGAAAAAATTTATATAAGGTAAAAATCCTTTTTTAAATAATATATTTTTTACTGTTTCACGAATAGAATTTGATGCAACACTAATTGAATAACCTTCTCGCTTTAATCTATCCAAAACAGTTATTAATCTTTCATCAGGATCAATATTAGAAAGTATAAATTCCGCAGTATATTCTTGTTTTTTTGACCAAATATCTTTATAAAATTCTACCGGTAGGCCTTTAAGCTGCGTCAACATTTCTAATTTTTTACTAGTAGGTAGGCCGTCATATATAGAGAAATGCTCTTCCTTGGTAATAATATATTTTTTATCAAATGACTCTAAGGCCTTGTTAAGCGAATAGTAATGTAATTCACGTGCATCGACTAAGACACCGTCTAAATCAAAAATAATATGTTTTATCATATCTGTCCAATAGTATCGTGACTAGATCTTAATATGCCAGCTTGCAAATTTGGTATATACTCGATGATATCTTTTCCATGAGTTCGATGAAAATTGATTTGCTTATATTCTTCCGGTACGCAACCAATTGTTAATTTAGAAATACTATCAAAATTTTCATATACTTTTAGCCCACTAAGGTATTTTTCATCCGTTATGTATATATAGTCATTAAACCCTTTGCCGTAAAAATCCGTTAAATAGAATTTATTTTTTAATAGTTGCGTTAAGTTAGGAAATTTATGTATTTTGTTGTCGAATCTAGAGACAATAACAAAGTCATAACTTTTATTTTTTCGCTCTTCGAATAATTCAATACATTTTTGTAGTGAGTAGAGGTGAGATAATAAATTAAAAACATTATTTTCTGTATAATATGGTTTTATTTTTAATATTTCTTTAATTTCGTTACTAGGGGTAAATTCTTTTTGTTGTTCATATGCTAAAGCAATAGGTTTATAAAATGCCTTAATCGCTTCTACTGTATTCTTATGAACTTTAAGATCACTTGCTCTACACCAATCGGAAACAGGATATGATTTTTGTGATTCACTAAACCAGAAATGAGTATACACATCGACAGTAGCTTGTGAATATATATGCTCTTTATGTGACTGTACAGAGTTTAAGTTTTCAAGATATCTAGGTTGTCCGTAAAAACAAAGAGCAACGTTCACTTAATCCTCTTTTTGTTTTAATAATCTTAAGGTCGAATTAACATTCATCTTATATTTCCATGTAGGTCTGCAACGCGCGGACCACTCACAGTCTTCACCTTGTCCCCAGCAGCGATTTTCATCAAATTTATTATTTTTTAAGTAGTTTGTTTTTCCAATAATAACGGTACCGTTTATATACATATCATTATTAACAAACTGATAGTCGTCGTATAATAATCTGTTAGCAGGAAGCCGCTTTCCGTTATGCTCTAATCTATAGGGAGCTGTACCACACCACCAAAGAAGCCAATCCCGCCATCTAATATTATCCTTATTTCTTATTTGACACATACAAACATCCCAATCTGTCTCAAAAGAAAGAAACCCGCTATACCAGTTTTTATCGAACGAAACATAGTCATGAATAATAATAGTATTTTCAAATTGCGCTCTATTAAAAATAATATTTTTCTTTTTTGTTATCCAGGCTTTTTTAATATTTTCGTCAAAATATAAGATAGTAATATTATCTTTTTGAATATCTTTCTTTAGGTTATTACCACCAATAATAATAAGCTCATATTTGTTTAAAGATATATTGAGATCTAAGATACTTTGAATAGCACTATATAAAATCTGGTTTTGCTCTTTACAAATATCACCGCTCTCTGTAAGCGTAATATTTTCAGTAATAATGCCAAAAGTCCAATTACTGTTGCTTGAAGTATTCATGATTAAAGAACCTATCAGAAAGAACTTTATAATTATCGCCAAAAACGTTTATTGTATTATAGGATGGATGTACACTAAAGCCGTTATTAATAAATACCATATTCAACTTATTATCTTCTCGATATAGATTAAGAGGTACTTCATCAAACCCGTCTTTAAATAGGCTTGTATCATTTAAAATTTTTGTCCAGACGTCTTTTTTAATTCCAAAAACACTATTACAAAAATATGGCTTTTGATCTGTATAGAGAGAAAAATTTGTTTCGTTTAATATTTTATCTAGATTCTTCAATACACAATTAAGAAGAAATGTCTGTGCAGCAGATGAAAACCGTACAGGGTGAACACCTTTATAATAATGTTGAATTCTGCCTACCTCGTTATAAAAATTATCTGAATTCCATTCTTTTGCATTGAATGTGTGTTCAATAAGAGGTTCATAATTTGCGCCCCATATGCTCGGTAATGCTGTTTTAAGAAAAATATTATATAATGTTTCACGCTCTTCTTGTGCAAGAAATTGATTAGCAAATTTATCTACCGTAGGGATTCCGGTAGACAGTATTGGTGAAATAAATAGATTATTTTTATCCTCTAGAACATTTAAATTACTAAGCATATATTCCCAGACATTAGCTGGTACAAAAATATCTTCATCAAGCTTAATAGCATATTGATCGCTGTTTTCTAGTGCTGTTTTAATCTTCGTCATGTAGTCGCCGTTATTAATCAAAAAGACGTTAGAGTAAACATCTTTAGAAGCGAGAAAATCTTTATCTGCTCTCCAGTCCCTTTTAGTTGATGATATTAAGAAATTAACAACAATATCTTTTTTTAGGCTGCTAGAGATTTTAGTAATTTCTTTTAAGAAACTATCGACATATAAATATCTATCATGTGGGATATAATTAATTGATATTTTCATATTTTTCCTTAGGATAGCGAGTTAAGTGTCTACTATATACATCAATGTTACTATTGTGCAATGATTTATACGTTCCTGTTGTTTTACTACAAACCCAAAATTCACATTTATGTCGTTCACTCAATATTACCGGTAAGCAAGATACCGGAGGAAGAGTTTTAATATGTGACGTCTTTGACCACCAAATGTTGCCTGAAAAATGCTTGGTCGGTGTGTCAACTAAATCTACTCCTACCGCATCATTTGTCTCGAGCTGTTTAATAGCGTTTTTATATTTTAAAATATTAAAATATAGCATATACTCTCTCCATTCTTCTATACAGGGATTATTAAAAGATGTCACACCCTTTGTATGTACATAGAGAATATTTGCATTCTTAATATCAGAATATTGCTTGAGTAAGTTAAGGGTGCTTAACTCATACATCCCTAAATCACATTTATCAGGAAATATTTTTATTTTATCTTCAGGCGGTATAACTACCATCTCATCCCCGGCGATGTTTACATATATACGATGAAGCTCATCGAGTAGCCCGCTTGTCTTAAGTTTTGTAAAAATATCATTAACTACAGCTTGATATTTACCGACAGTAGCGACATGTAGAAAGCAAACGTTCTTCATTTTTTACCTATATAAATTAATTGTAATTTATCATCTTCCAGATTATTACAGAATATTTCCTCAAATCCTGCAGCTTTATGAATTGCGATTAAGGTCTCTCTACAAAATGTATGATGGTGTATAATTCTAGCATTATTGGTATCACCGACATCACTATAATAGGTAGGTCTTGACTCTTGCATACATGAAGCTTCATGTAGATGTGTCATGTCTTGTTCTGTTATATCATTATTATAATCTTCCATTAAATGTTCTTTAGTTGTATAATCTCTTGAGCGATCCCAGCAACACTGTTTTTCTGGAACTATTGTAATTATGGTACCGCAATTGCTACCATGCGTATACCAAAGCTTTAGAGCTTTAACAGGATTTGCAATATGTTCTAAGGTATGTGAGGAAATTATTGTATCAAATTGCTGATTGTTTAATTGTACAAAATCTTTTGTTTCTGTTGCATCGCCAAAAAACGTATTTGTTGTATTAGAGGGACATTCAGCAGATGCATGTCGATCCATAGCTACTTTATAATTAAAAAATGAAATTGCATTAACATCACTATAGAGTGAAAAAAGTAGTCGACTTGGACCGCCTATTTCAAGACAACACTTATTTTTTAAATATTGATTTAAATCTTGTAGGCGCAACTTATGTTACCTCATTCAATAGCTTCTGTAACTTTATCATTATATATGTATGTGCGCATAAACTTATCAATATGATAGCTTGTTTTTGCTTCTTTATTAATTTCTGAGGCCCAAGCCCAATCTTCACCATACATAAGATCGGGAAAATGATATTTCTGTGCTAGTTTACGCTTCCAAAAACAGCAATGCCATGGCGGGCGCTTTGCATTCGGTATTTGCACAGAATCGTTTTTTGGATATCCAAGTTCAAATGTAAGTTCATAGCGTGGTGAATCGTTTATATAAACGTACTCTTTAAACGTTATCACATCAACATCAGGATTACTATTAATAGCTTTAATAGCTTCTTCAATATAAAAATCATGCACCACGTCGTCATCATCCATAAATGCCACAAAATCCCCACGAGCTATATAAAGAAGTGATTCGCGTTTAAATCCAATTGAACGTCTCTTATTATCCAAAAATACAAGCAGCTCGACATCATCCGGGTTAGCAAGCTTAGCAACCTGCGCTTCAAGATTAGTAAATAATTTAAGCATTTTATTAGCTACACGGTTGGGTGTACTCGGAATTAAAATTGATAATTTTGGTTTCGGTGAATGTTTGCTCATAGATTATTTTTTTCCGCAATCGACTTTTGACCAATCGGGAGATATATTAAGATACTTACTAAGAGTTTTTACTGCTTCAACTCGCTCCGGTGCTAAGTCATGCCAAAGTTGATCGCTTATTGTATCATGATTATCTGAAAGCATTCTGTCAGCAGTATTATCTTTCTTTCTACCCCCGTAAATCCAATGATTATGCTGTATATGTATATCTCGTCGGTAAGTTATCCTGCCAAATGCATTAAATGTTTGATACATCCATTGATCAGACCAATTAATTAAAAAGTCCTCTTTACAAAAGTAACCAAGCACTTCATAATATTTTCTATGTACAAAAGCATTAACACAAATTTCATCAAAATTACGATGTCCATCATAACAATGTAAAAGTTTTATGTTATCTGCAGGACAAAGCGTTTTGTTAAATTCTAAAAGAATTTTTTTATCCCAATCAGGTGTCATAAAAATCATATCATCACCTATGTAGCCAAAAAGCTCATTATTTGTATTAGCTGCTAAAATATTCCAAATACGATTTATACCTATAAACTTTCCATTATTCTTAATATCAACAATACGTACGAACGGTATTGCTTGAGCAATTTTATAAACAATGTCTCTCTTAGGATCATCTTCATCGACACCAAAAACTAACTCAACATTATTAATATCGCTTACGGTAGTAATAATTGAGCTTATAAGTGTTAGCTTCAGATTTAGTCTCTCTCTACTCGGTACTAATAAACTTATTTTCATTTTGGTTTTATTGATTTAAGAAACTTAATAACGTCTTCTTTTGATGTATCTGGTACACAACCTTGCCATGCAGGCATATACCCGTGTTTTTTCCTAAAACATTCAGCTCCTTTTGTAAAATTTTCTTGCCAATCTTTTCTTGGTCTTATTGCGCTACTCTTTTCTGAACATTCAATTTCGTCTAGATAGTCCATACTATTAGCAAGATCTGGCCAATTCCAATAAGGTGTCGTATAGCCGGCTTTATGTATTCTATAATCATGATCTACATGATCAAACGCGTTAAGAAAATCATCATCAATCAGGCCAACTTCTTCAAGTACCTCGCGTGTGTAATAGCAAAAAGCGCCAACACTGGCAGAGTTAATAGCTATCTTTATACTACCATAGTCAACAATAAACCGCGGACATGGCTTACCACCGGATATATTGTTTTTATTAGCTGGTCCGTGATAACCAAAATTAAAATGCTGTATTCCTGTTATATTTCGTGCTTCTATATATTTGTCAAAAACAGTGGAGTCTTTAATAATAATATCATCTTCAATAAGAAAAATGTGATCGCAATTCTGTTCGAGAAGATATTTTAAAGCTTTATTCTTCGTTTTACCAACACCAAGGTTTTCCTTGTTATGCATGTATTCAAATTTACGTATGTTGTGCAGTTTTATAATGTCTTCAAAATCAGCGCCATCGTTAACAACTACAAGTTCAACGTTTTGTGGTATAGATTTAAAGCATTTTAAGAAAAATTTGGGTCGATTACAAGTGACTATACCTACTCCAATCTTTTGCATATTCAGATATATTAGTATAAATAAAAGAAATGGCAATTACCTCTTCAAATAGTAATAGTATTAATATAGCTGATTTACCGCAAACACAAGAAGCAGTTAACGGTGATCTGTTGCTTATTCAAACAGATAGCGGTATTCAAACAATAGATTTTCAAAATTTTAATGTAGTAAAGACAGATGCTGCTGGTAATGCTACTGTTGAGGGTGGTCTTTCTGGTGGTAGTTGTAACTTTACTAATATTAAGAGCAGTGAAACAGTATCGAGCTTAAATTTTACTGCTAATGATAAAGCGGGTGTTTTTGCGCCTGCTGGTTATTACAACGTCTTTACAATTACCGGTGGTCTGGTTACTAGTGCATCTTATGTGCTTGGGTCTCCAGAATATCAATATATAAATAATACTGTTCTACCAGCATTAACTACTTTTCAAAATACTATATATAGAATTGTTGTTGATGAATCAAGCAACGATCCGGGTCAAAGCTATGTAACAATTAATGCAAATAATGTCTCACAAGCATATAACATTGCAGGGTTCTTTAATCGTCATCCTGATATATCGCCAGGCTCAATACAACCACAACATATTCTACTCACATCTACAGTACCGCTTTCAACCTGCCCATATGTAACTAATGTTCTTAACGATGGGTTAAATGGTTTAACATTTACTGCAAATGCGGGCTACCGAGTTAAAGAAGAATCGCCTCTGTATTGGAGATTGTTGTATACATATACAACAACATAATTAAATGCGTACGCAAATTTCGATTGTGAATAATGGCGATTTACTTGTCATTCAATCAAGTAATTATACTAAAACAATAGATTTCGAAAATTTTAACGTTGTAAAGACGGATGCAAATAAAAACGCTACAGTGTTTGGTAATTTAACAGGTAGCGATAGTTTTTTTTCAAAAGTTTCTGCCACAACACTTATATCGAGTAAAAATTACAGTCTTAATGGCCTTTCAGGTGTCTGGTCGGGACCAGGATCATATAATAAACTTACCGTTAACGGTGGGTTAATTACAAGCGCATTTAGTGCTATAGGGTCATTAGAGTTTAAAACATTAACAGGTACAATTTTACCTGCACTTACGGCATATCAAAATAGCTTATACAAATATATTGTTGATGTATCAAATAACACACCAATAGCTTCGGGCGGTCTTATTAGTAATCCGGACCCTTTTACTATTTTACAAAACACAGATTCTAGAAAATGTATTGTATCAGGCTTTTTTATCAAATATCCAAGAGTTAATGTTGCGGATTTAAAATCATACCATTTTCGTTTCATGCCACAAAATGCTCTTTCTGGTGCCCCATACGCTTTTGATATTAGTCGCGATGTTAGAGGAGCTAATTTTGATAATTTAGTTTTTACTGTCAATACTGGCTATAGAGTGCGTTATGATACTCCGCTACTCTGGCGCATCTTTTACTCAGAATCAATTTGAGTGAAACAAGAGCGCTTTATTAAGCTTAATTAAAGCTTTGCGAGGATGAATACCTTCATCAAGTAAGCGCTTATATTCTGCTCTAAAAGCTTTAACAAACGTTTCTGATAGCCTAAAGTTTTTAGGATAAAACTCTCTTTTAACTGTTTTAATGTATTTAAAGCTTTCTAAAAGCTCTTCATACTTATCATTAAACTGTGCCATGTTATTATTTATGGCCAGTAATGATTCTATTTGCAATAGCTGCTTCTAATTTTTCATCTTTTAAAATGCCTTTCTGCATATTTAAAAGTTGCTCCATCTTACTTAAGTTATCTGCATCAAGAATACTTTTACCTTCATCAATGAGATCTCCTTGATTATCAATATAAAGTTTACACATTTCAACGCGTTGTTCAGGGTTACCAAAGACTTCTATCATAGGAGGTCTATCATCTTCTTTCATAAATGGACAGACCCCTTTAGACATTAAATTACGTGCTATGGCTTTAAAAATATTATCTATCTCTTCAATAAATTCCTTATCAAGCTCTCTATTCTCTTTTATTTCAAGCTTAACCGGTGCAGCTCTTGTAATAGGTATAAAAAGAATAATATCAATTGCACGCATACTCTCTTGTACAAGCGGTATACATTTATCAATAAATTTTTTATCAATATCTGAAGTTTGTTTTTCTTCACTCCATAATGAATATACAAGGTTATCTAGCGGACATCTATCAAATAAAATCTTATCTCCTTTTTCTGTTTTTTGAATATCATCAATTAAACAATTTAAAATTTTCCATTGCCCCTCTTTATCAACTTTTTTATTAATATTAAGTTTTTCGTCTTTAAGAACTTTCCTGTATGATTCCTGCGATCGACTATATGCAGGCCAATATTTGATAAAATCATTAATAAATGTCGACTTGCCCTGACATGCTGTGCCTGATATTGCAATTCTCATGTTATACTTTAAGAGCTTTATTCCAAATTACAAGCTGCAATCTCGGACTAAATTTAAGATTATGTTTTTTACATAAGTCGGCGACACCCGGGCATTTTTCGGTATGTTCATCTCTACTGCCACAGCATGGCATAAGCCAAATGCGATCTGTTGGCACTTTACATTCATATACATATTTTTCTAAAATTTCTTTTACTTCATCCTCACTACTGACTACAAATTTAAATCCGGATCGGTTTTGAGCATGCCATTTTAAAACTTCGGGCTTATATCTCCTTTCAACAGGGTCGCCGTTATTGCTAAGCTTAGGTGATGTAGTAAAAGTAGCACCCCAGTCTTTCCATTGTTGATCAGGTAATATTGTTGCATTAGTTTCAAAGTCAATCTTAGGTATATATCCAAATCTAAAAATATATTGATCCACAAGTTCAAGAAGAGCTTTCTGCTGAATAAGCGGCTCGCCGCCAGTAATCTTCCAAATAGCACCGTCCTTTAAATGACATTGATAACCGCGTTGTGTCATATAGTCAAATACTTGATCAAAAGTCATTCTATTTTTCACCGACCAGCTAATAAAGCTATCACAACCATTAGGCGAATCTGCAGATGCAAAGCCTTTACATGTCAAGTTACACATAGAGAGACGCATAAACACAGAAGGATATCCTACATATTCACCTTCACCCTCGAGGGTATAAAAGAGTTTATCGTCACTCAAAAAAATAGTCTTATCGTTCATTAGCCTTTATTATAGCGTATTTTTATAATAATCAATAGTTAAATCTAATCCACTGTCAAAAAAATCAACCTCAGGCTGCCAATTAAGCTCTGTTCTTAGTTTATTAGAGTTAATCTCATATTTTAAATCGTGGCCCTTTCTATCCTCAACATATGTTATGAGATCATCTTTTTTGTCTAATTTGTTAAGTACACGTTTTACTAGATCTATATTTGAAATTGTACACCCTGTTCCTATATTGTATATTTCGCCTGTTTTACCCTTATTCAATATAGATAAAATCGCGTTACAATGATCTACAACATATATCCATTCTCTTACATTTTGACCATTACCATAAACAGGTATTTGCTGATCGGTTAAAGCATTGGTTATTAATTTTGGTAGTAGTTTCTCTTTGTTCTGTCTCGGTCCATAATTATTACAGCATCTTGTAATACAAACATCTAAATTATATGTCCTATTATAGCTTTTTACAATAAGATCAGAGGATGCTTTAGTAGAGGAATAAACAGAGCTTGGATCAAGTATTGTAGATTCTAAAAAAGCTTGTTGCTCTAGAGTATTAATAGAGCCATAAACTTCATCTGTACTGACGTGTACAAATCTCCGGACATTCTTTCTCTTAGCGAACTCTAGCATATTAAAGGTACCGAGGACATTAGTTAAAACAAATATCTCAGGTCCATTTATACTATTATCCACATGCGATTCAGCTGCTAAGTGAATCACATAATCAATATCATTTAAATAAGGTGAAACAAATTTAATTTGATCGCTCTTAGCTACATCTACCCTGTGAAAAAATACTCTATTATTATGACTCGTTTTACCCTTAAAAACAAGATCTGCTGCATATGTTTCATTATCTAAACAATGTATATCTGCATCTGTTTTTTCTAAAAGAACCTCAATTAAATGCGAGCCAATAAACCCCAAGCCACCAGTAACAACAATGTTCATTTATTATTATTATATGTTACAAAAGAAGATTATCCAGAATAAATATATATAGATGTCAAAAAAAGACAGA